GCAAGAACCTGCCAAACGGATTGCGTGGATTGCCAACAGGATTCCCAACTATTGATAAAGCAACTAGTGGATTGCAAGATGGTCAACTAGTAGTAATCATTGCTCCACCAAAGACTGGTAAATCAACTCTTGCTTTGCAGGTAGCGTTGAACATTCACCGTGAGCAAAAGAAAGTGCCTATGTTTCAGTCTTTTGAAATGAGCAATATGGAACAAGAGGCTCGTTACGATGCTATGCGTGCTCTTGTCTCACACCAGCGTTTAATGACAGGAACTTTAACTCCAGAAGAAGAGTCACGTTACAAGAAGATTCTTGAGGGGTTGGAGAAGGTTCAGCATAAGTTTTGGTTAGTTGACTCAGCAGCAGGTTCAACAGTTTCAGGTATTGCTGCAAAGATTCAAACACTGCAACCAGATATTGTTTTTATTGATGGTGTGTACTTGATGGTCGACGAACAGACCGGGGAAGCAAATACACCGTTGGCGTTGACTAACATCACTCGTGGACTAAAGCGTTTGGCACAGCGTTTCAATAAGCCAATCGTTATCTCAACTCAGGTTCTTACTTGGAAGATGAAAAAAGGAAATGTAACTGCAGACTCAATCGGTTACTCATCTTCCTTTTTCCAAGATGCTGACATAATCCTTGGTTTACAGCGCGAAGACGAGGCCGTAGAGGACACCCGTCTTCTAAAGGTTGTTGCTAGCCGTAACTCTGGACCTGCTGAAGTAACTCTTGAGTGGCAATGGTCGGAGGGTCGATTCCGTGAAATGGATGCAACCGACCTATGAAACTTCCAAACTTAGAGCGCATTAAACGAGTTCTTGAACTACGTCGTTCAAACGCTGCACAGCCAGTAAAAAGCAAGAAGGCTTACAGTCGTAAGGTTAAGCACAAGAAGGCTGACTATGACCGTTGAGGATATGGAAGACCTGCTTGACCGACTAGGTGTTGAGGTTATACGAATTAATGGATTTGAAATCCAAGGTCATTGCCCTGCTCACATTCAGCGGACTGGCAAAGAAGATGTAAATCCTTCGTGGTGGATTAACGCAGATACTGGAGCGCATTTTTGTTTTTCTTGTCACTTCAAGGGAAGTGTCACTTCTCTAATCGAATACGTTCAAGGGATTGACTTTGAGTCTGCCAAAACATGGTTGACAGATGGAGTTGATTTAACCAAAGCTTTGGACAAGGCCATCCGCAAAAAAGAGCCTGTTCTCAAAGAGGTCACAGATTTAACAGAGGCAAACCTTGCCGCTTTTGTAGACCCGCCTGAAGAGGAACTGCGGTCTCGCGGATTGACCTTAGAGGCTGCCCGTTTATACGGCGTCCAGTGGGACCTGATTAAGCGTTGCTGGATTCTGCCAATCCGCGACCCCCTTTCTGGAAAACTCTGGGGTTGGCAGGAAAAGGGTGCAAATCGGTATTTTAGGAATTATCCGACAGGGGTCAATAAAAGCCTCAGCCTGTTCGGATACGGTCAGTACCAAGGCGGGACCATGGTTGTGGTCGAGTCTCCGCTGGACGTGGCTCGTATGGCCTCTGTAGGGCTTCTGGGAGGCATCTCTACGTTTGGCTCAGCCGTCTCTAAAACCCAGATAAACCTAATTCGGGGCGCTGAGGCCGTTGTGGTGGCTATGGACAACGATGAGGCAGGTAGGGATTCATCCAAAGCCATACTTGACTGGTCAATCCGATTAGGGTTCGAGGTGCGGTTTTTTGACTACTCGGGCATTGACGTGAAGGATATAGGCGGTATGAGCAAGGCCGAGATTTATCAAGGTCTTGAAAAAGCTAAGCACTCAGTCTACGGAGAAAGGGCGTTGTCATGAACAAAGAGTTTCGAGTATTTGATAAATGGATTTCTATTGGGTTTAGTTTTAGGGGATTTGGATTGGGGTTTCGTATCAGCAAGTGGTCTTTTGACATGGACCTTGGCTTCTTTTGGATAGGGATTGAGTTCTAATGATTATTGGTTTATCTGGTTATGCCCGTTCTGGAAAAGACACGGTTGCTGAAATCCTTGTGAATGACTATAACTTTACTCGCGTTGCATTTGCCGATGCGATTAGGGACATCTTGTACGACATGAACGTTATAACTGCCTGCAGCCCTACTGGTCGTGTTCAAGACGCGGTTGACCGTGTTGGTTGGGACGAGGCTAAACAAGACACAGAGGTTCGTCGTCAACTACAGAACCTAGGTGTTGCCGCTAGAAAGCACATGGGCGAACACATTTGGGTTAAGACTGTGTTAAACAAAATATTTGAAAACCCATATCAAGATTATGTAATTACTGATGTTCGTTTTAAGAACGAGGCAGAGTACGTCAAGTCTTGCGAGGGTCATATGTGGCGAGTAGTTCGTCCATATGTTTTTGCTGTCAATGACCACATCTCAGAGGTTGATTTAGACGATTATAAATTTGATGCTTACGTTCACAACAACTCAGATTTAAACGTATTAAAGACGACGGTGGACTTCCATATGGAAGAGTTACGCCATGACATTCAAGGGTAAATTACTTCCTTATCAACCTGAGGCCGTTAACCTTATGTGTAAACGCCGCAAGGTTCTTGTTGCCTATGACCTTGGTTTAGGTAAGACGGTCTTAACTATTGCTGCCATTGAACGGCTTATGGACCAGAAAAAAATTACTGAGCCAGGCCTTGTTGTATGTCTTAGCAGTATTAAGTATCAATGGAAGAACCAGATAGAAAAATTTACAGAGAACACTTCAAAAGCTCTTGTCATAGACGGCACCCCAGCAAAGCGTCAAAAGCAGTACGCAGAGGCTATGAACTGGCGTGAATCAGGCGTTGACTACATCATCATGAACTACGAACAGGTAGTTAACGATTGGGATGTCATAAAGAATCTTCCTAGAGGTTTTGTTGTATTAGATGAAGCAACGGCAATCAAATCTTTTAAATCAAAGCGGTCTAAGACAACTAAGCGGTTGTCCGGCGCCCCATTTAAGTTTGCCCTTACTGGTACTCCTATTGAAAATGGAAAGCCAGAAGAATTGTTTAGCATTATGCAGTTTGTAGATGATTCAGTCTTAGGACGATTTGACATTTTTGATAAGGCTTTCATTGTTAGAAACGGGTGGGGTGGCGTAGACCGTTATAGAAATCTGCCCACGCTCCATGAAAAACTAAAAGAAGCCTGTGTTCGTAAATCACAGAAAGACCCAGATGTAGCACCTCATTTGCCTGACTCTATTCACAACGACCCAATAACTATTACGTTAGACCGCAAAGCCGCGAAGTTGTATCAAAAGATTCTCAACGATTTATTAGAAGACTTAGACAACGCTCAAAACCTTTTTGGTTCTGGGTTTAATATCTTTGCTCACTACGGGTTGGAATCTGCTCGCGGAGGTGAGGCAGACGAAATTCGTGGGCGCATCATGGCCAAGGTTGGTTGTTTAAAGATGTTGTGCGTGCACCCTGACCTACTACACACTAGCGCTCGCAACTACGACATGATGACCGGGTCTGGGTCTAAGTACGCATACGAGCTTAGACAAGAAGGTTTGCTAGACGGACTTACATCAGCTCCCAAGTTTGAACTATTAATTAAATACGTCCAAGAGTTTTTAGAAGAGAATGAAGATAACAAAGTAGTTATATTTGTAACTTACGTCGATATGTTAGAAAAGATGTCACAGGCCTTAGGCCCAGATATCTGTAGAACCTACTCAGGTAAGTTAGACGCTAAAACAAAAGAAGATAATAAAATCGCCTTTAATACAGACCCAAAGACCAGAGTATTAATAAGCAGTGACGCCGGAGGCTACGGCGTAGACCTGCCAGCCGCTAACTTGCTCATCAACTTTGACTTGCCATGGTCTGCTGGTTTAGCCACTCAACGCAACGGTCGCATCAAACGTGCCTCTTCGAAGTGGCCAAGTATTGTTATTCAAGACTTTTTAGTGGCTGGCTCTATTGAGATTAGACAGCATGAGATGCTCCAGCAGAAGAACGCTATAGCCAACGCAGTCTTAGATGGCGAGGGTATAGACGAAAATGGCGGGGTAGCCATGAGCGTGGGTAGTTTAAGCGGGTTCTTACGCCTTACCTCGGTATAATTTTAGGATGCCTAACGCGCCTAAGACCCCCACACGCACTATCCGCGTGTCCGACGAGCTGTGGACAGCCGTCCAGAAGAAGGCTGCCCTTGAGAAGGTCACTGTGACCAGCATCATAATCAAGGCGCTCGAAGCCTACCTAGCCGAGGTTGACAAGTAGGGTTTTAATCCCCTAAGTTCTACCCTGAAAGGGGTTGAACATGTCGTTAAACCAACAAACACTTCAAAAAGAAGTACAGCAGTTCGTCGCACTTAAAGACGAAATTAACCTGCTTACAAACCGTCAAAAAGAAATCAAAGAGCGTCTTGTCGCCAGTCTAAAAGAATATGGCGAGGTAGACGGTCGGGGGCATATAGTTCTTGAGGTCAATGACCCAATAACAGGAACTGAAAAAATTACACATCAACGCAAGGTATCTAAGTCTTTAGATATGGATGTTGCTGAAAAAATTCTTGGAGAAAAAAATCTAAAGGAACAGTGCATTAAGATGGTTCCTATGTTAGATGAAGCAGAAATCATGGCGTCTTTTTATCGCGGTGACCTCACCGAAGAAGATATTGACGCAATGTTCCCATCAAAGGTCTCTTACGCTTTCGTAGTATGACCGACGACTTCATCGATAAAGCATTTGCTGACCTAGATAACTATTATCCTGGCAGCAAACGCAAGCGCCGCGAAAAGGTTGAGAAACTACCCGAGGATGTAACTTGGGACGCAAAACCTTTTATCAAAACACTACCTAACGGAAAAAGTGTTGAGATGTTTACTCTCGGGGCGTTAGCGACAGCCTTAAGCCGACCTGTCATAACATTACGTGCATGGATGACAGAAGGTTATTTACCAACCTCCCCTTACCGTTTGCCGTCTACAGTTGACAAAAACGGTAAGGAGGTGTTGGGTAGGCGCTTGTACACTCGTCCAATGATTGAGATGACGGTTGAGTTATTTACTAAGGCGGGAATTCTTCACGCCAAACGTATAGACTGGGCCTTACATCGGCAACTCATTAACGAGATTGCCGAGTCGTGGGATAAAATCCGCGAATCGGAAACGGAAACAACAGAAACTAACTAACAAAGGAAATATATGGCAGTCGACCGTACAGCCGTCCCTAATGCGGACGCATACATCACTGAGAACGAGTCCTTCGCAATTGAAGACCGTCCAGTAGGCACTACAACAAATGCAGTGCAGTCAGGTTGGGAAGCAGCAGAAAAACTAAGTGGTTCTGCAGGTGATTTCCCAATTGAAATGAAACTTGGAGAAGATTTCCAAGTCATTAAGTTCTTGGACCCAGATGGTCCATTTGCTACATACAAGCAACACTTCCTCCAACAGAAGACTGTAGGACGCCGTTCTTACATCTCCCTTGGACCAACCGACCCGCTAGCAACAAAGCTTGGAAGCAAGCCAGAAGATAAGCGGGCATTTACAGTTGCCAATCTCAGTGTTCCAGGCGGAGCACAGCGTCAAATGTTGATTGCAACTCCACGTCTTTATAAGACACTGCACTCTGCACATTTCTCACCACAGGGTCCTTTGAACAAGAACTTCTGGGCGATTTCTCGTACAGGAAAGATGCAGCAAACTGTTTATCACCTTAACGCAATCAAGGCTCGTGACCTCCAAGAAGATTGGGGCATTGATGCCGAAGCAGCTGAAGCAGCAATCGCACAAATGAAGTGCTTTACCAAGGATGACATCAAAACTCATTCATGGGCTGAGTTGGAAGAAATTGCCAACTCGTTGCTGGCTTAGCAAACTAGATGTCTAGGGGCTGAGGATTAATTTGACCCCCTTTCTGTAATCCTCAGTCCTTAGACCTTAAGGGGGATATATGAACATCATCACGAATAAAAAACAATTAGACGAAGTAGTTGCTTACTACCTAACGCAAGATGCGTTTGCTTTTGACGTTGAGACCGTCGGTGACCGACGTGGTGATACTCCTATCAACGAAGTGCTTTGGATTACGCTCGCCACACACGGGAGGGCAGACGTAATTCCTATGGGTCACCCTAATGGAGAGTTACTTGAAGTAATTTATCCATTAACCGGCCAGGGCGAAAAGCGGGTAGAAAAGGGGCTACCCGCTCGTCCCAGCGATTACTCTCGAGATGCTAAGAAAGCAACATACGTTTATTCAGAGCCACCCGCTCAATTATTTCCAGCAGATGTTTTTAAGGCGTTAGAGCCTCTGTTCTTTAATGACAAGGTATTAACCGTTGGTCACAACTTACTTTTTGATTTAACTTCTGTAGCAAAGTACTACGGAGGTCGCGTCCCATCTGGTCCTTACTTTGACACGATGATTGGTTCTTTTGTTTTAGATAACCGTAATAAAAATAAAGTTGGTCTTGACGACTGCTTACAGCGTGAGTTCGGGTATCACATGGTCAAGGGCGTAGGTGCTGCAGTAGAGAAGCACACGTTTAAAGACGTAGCCAAGTATGCGTATCTAGACGCCAAGTACACGTTTTTACTATGGAAAAATCTAGCGCCTCGCATAACCGAGTCTAAAGTAGACAAGATTATGAAGTTAGAGATGGACGTGCTTGCTGTCCTTTGTGCTATGAAACTGACCGGAGCACCTATTGACACAGAAGCTCTCGAACATTTGTACGAAAAACTTTTAGAGGATATAGAAAAAGCCAAGGCTGAAATATTTAAAACGGCTGGTAGACAGTTCAATATTAATAGCAATCAGGAAAAACAGTACCTTCTGTATTCATCTAAGAAGGACGGTGGCCGAGGACTTCCTCCTAAGATGCTTACGCTTCGAGGAGAGCAGCGTGATGCTGCAGGCAAAGAGTTGGACTATTCGGACTATTCAGTCTCTGCCGAAGCACTTGAAGCCTATAGAGACCGTGACCCATTAGTTACCGCACTGCTTACTTATTCAGACTTAAATAAGTTGCTTACTACTTATGTTGTTCCATATATGGGCGGAGACGTCACCCGTACCTCTGGTGGCAAAACTAAGATTGAGCATAAAGAAAGTCTTTTAATTAACAAACGAATCCACTGCGACTTTGTACAACATGGTGCGGAGACTGGACGTTTTTCTAGTCGTAATCCTAATCTTCAAAACATTCCTAACCCATCGGCTAGTGAGAACGGTAAAGCAATTCGTAACCTGTTCTACGCTCCACCAGGCTACAAACTTGTGGTTGCGGATTACTCACAGATTGAACCGCGCATTATTGCCTCTATGTCAGAGGACCCAATTATGTTAGATAACTATTTAAACAAACGCGACATCTATACAACCGTTGGCGAGGTTATGGGCGTAGACCGTAAGGCTGGAAAGGTTCTTGTTCTATCTATGGCTTACGGCGTAGGGCCTGACAAGATTTCGCGCCAAATAGGTTGCTCAGTCAATGATGCTAAAAAACTACTAGATGACTTCTCTAAGACCTTTCCGTCTGTAAGCAAATATCGATTGAAGGTACTAGCGGTAACTAGAGCCAGCAACCCTCCATTTGTTTACACGCTTCTTGGACGTCGGCGTTATCTTCCTGAGATTAACTCAAACGACCGGGGTCTTCGAGCTGCAGCTGAACGTCAAGCTTTTAACACTAGAATCCAAGGTTCGGCCGCGGATATTATTAAAGTAGCCATGGTTCGAGCCCACGCCATGATTCCCCAGGAAGCTCGCCTGTTGTTGACCGTCCACGACGAACTAGTTACCCTTACACCAGACCATTTGGTAACTGAAACCGAGGACGCAATTAGAGAGGCTATGGAAGGAATCAACCTTTTGAACGTACCTTTAATTGCAGACATCACAACTGTACAGCGTTGGGGAGAGGCAAAATGAAGTGGAAGTTTTGGAAGCGCAATAAAGCGCCAAGACTTGTTGCTGAAATATCACAGGATAAAGTTCCGCTCAGCACTCTTATACGCTGGTATTGCTATGACCTTGGTATTGAAGATGTAAACGATTTAGTCAAAGCCTTTAGTTTGATGCCGGTAAGTCAAGAGGGCGAAGATTTTGAGAAAGAAGCCAGCGAACGTCGTATTGATGCGGTTGTCCCACTTATGCCTTTTATAGACATGATTGCATCCATTAATGCAAAGGCTATAAGCACAATTCAATTACAAGACTTTAAAAATGAAGAGGTATTAGAAGCCGACCTGGACCCAGAGATTATGGAAGGCTTGTATCGTCAAGTTTCTTTTGCTGCAGTGGTTGCAGCATTTTCCGCAGCATTTGAGTTAGGATTGGCTAACGAAAATCACGGACTGATGTTCATGGAAGGAAAAGATGAATGAGTAATAACTGGTGGGCTCAAAAATTAGGTGGGCAACAACCCGCTCCAGTACAACAACCTCAGGCTCGTCCTGTAATGCCACAGTCCCCGTCACTTCCTCCAACTCAACAACCAGTACCACTTACTCCACGTTGTCCAGGATGTAACAGCGTTAACTATTCAGGCACTGGAGATTCAAGACCTCGCTGTTACGACTGCGGGTATCCACTTCAACAGAGTGGTAGTGGAATGGGTAGAGGTATTAGCGTGCCTTTGGAAGGCCCAACTCAAGCCGCAAAACAAGTAGAAACTGGCGGTTGGAACCCTACTGAAATTATTGGTAAGCTGGGGTAATGAACGCAGACCTAGCAAAAGTATTAGCAAAGATAAATAAAAAATTTGGCGAAGACACCGTTGTTCTTGGCTCAGAGATAGTAGAAGTTCCTCATCGTTTTACTTCTGGCTCTTTATCTCTTGATGTTGCCTTGGGCGGTGGTTGGCCGGCAAATCAATGGCATGAATTAGTTGGTGAAGCAAGTAATGGAAAGACTGCTATTGCTTTAAAAACAATTGCTGCCAATCAAAAGAAAGACCCTAACTTTACAACCGTGTGGGTTGCAGCAGAAGAGTGGGTTCCTGGTTACGCTGAACTTTGTGGCGTTGACCCATCTAGAGTGTATGTAATTTCTACAAATATAATGGAAGAAGCATATGGTGCCGTTATTGAAATTGTTGGGTCTAAAACAATTGATTGTATTGTTATTGACAGTTTACCCGCACTGGTTCCTTCAACCGAAGACGAGAAAGAAA